GGACGATTTGCTGGGGTTCGCTGTACTTGGCAGACTTAAAAAAGACCCACGTATCTGGTGGCTTTGGAATCATGCATGGGCTAATAAAATAGCTTTAGAGCGCCGCAAGGAAAATATTCCGAAGTATCAAGACTTTCAAGCCGAACATTCTTTAACTGTGGGTGAGCGTGTGGGTGATGATATTGACCAGCTCGCAGCGATTGCCAAGAAAGTTTATGACAGTGGCAAACTTAATAAGATTGGGCTTGATCCACTCGGGTTAGGCGGTTTGCTTGATGGATTACTGGAAGCAGGGATACCAGAGGGTGCCATGTTTGGTGTGCCACAAGGACACAAACTCATGTCCTATATTTTAACGACTGAACGCAAATTAGCAGAAGGTAATTTATTCCATGCAGGGCAGCAACTCATGACATGGGCGGCAGGTAATGCGCGTGTCGTCATGATTGGTAACGGCATGAGAATCACTAAGCAGGATTCAGGAATTGGCAAGATTGACCCACTGATTGCCACGTTTAATGCGGTGGCTCTCATGTCAATGAACCCAGAGCCAAGCACAAAAGAATACAACGTCTTTTTCGTATAAAACACATTTCACAGATAACCGCCTTAATTGGCGGTTTTTGCATTTTGGAGGGGCTATGACTGCTCTGCACAAATCATTCGGCTCATTCGAAATCAAAGCCGTAGACGATGAAAAACGAACATTTAAAGGGGTGGCAAGCACACCCAATCAGGATCGAGCAAAAGACATCATGGTTCCCACAGGCGCTAAGTTCACTTTGCCAATGCCATTACTTTTTCACCACGACCATAAATCACCAATTGGTCATGTCACGGATGTGAAAGTGACCAGTAAAGGGATTGAGGTTGAAATTCATCTTCCAAAGATAGAAGAAGAAGGCGCATTGAAAGCCCGAATTGAAGAGGCTTATCAGTCCTTGAAACACAACCTCATCAAGGGTCTATCCGTTGGGTTTCTCCCAAATTGGGATGACGCGGAAATGATCAAAGGTGGTGGCATAAAATTTAATGATTGGGAGTTTTATGAACTTTCCTTAGTCACCATTCCATGCAATCGCGAAAGCGAAACAGATTTTAAAAAAGCATTTGAGGAACACAAAGCCGCGTTGGGCAAACAACCTCAGAACGTTCCAGATGGCGATTCATCTGAACAAAAACACGTAATCGTAAAACTAAATAGCCCAACACAGGGTGGAGTAAAACTATGAAAGAATACTTAGCAAAGCTGCTCAAAGCATTGGCAGATAAAAACGCAGCAATGCAAACTGCACTGTCTAAATCAGCAGCAGCAGGCACAACACCTGATGAAGCAACTGAAGCAGAAATTCAGGTTCTTGAAAAAGATATTGAGGCAATTAAGAAAAATATTGCACGTACCGAAGCTCAAATTGCAGAGATTGAAAAAGCGGCAAAAACCGCAACGCCTGTTGCAGGTAATGATCCTGAGGAAGCAAAAAAATCTGCAAAAGGCGATCCTGAGCCAAAAGCTGATCCAAAGGTTGAAGTTAAATCCAATCTTCCTAAAGGGATGCCTTTCGCACAATTTGCTCGTGCAAAAATGCTTGCATGTCATGAGCAAAAACAAGGTCGATTAATGACTGTCGTTGATGCGGCAAAAGCATTAGGTTATGACGAAGCAGTGGTTCAATATGTTGAAAAAGCCACCTTGGGTACCACTACTGATGCTGGTTTCGCTGCGCCACTTGTGCAGCAAGACACATATAAAGGCGATTTCTTAGAATTGCTTCGTAATGCAACCATCTTTGATAAGTTGAAAGGTTATCGTGCTGTTCCGTTTAATGTAAAAATTAACGGGCAATTAAGCGGTGGTACTGCTTCTTGGGTGGGTGAAGGTGCTAAAAAGCCTTTAACTAACCCGACATTCAACAGTATCGAAATCAAAGAGCATAAATTGGCTGCGATTACAGTTTATACGCAAGAATTGTTGCGTCGTGCCGATCCAGCAATTGATCAACTTGTGCTTAATGATTTGATTGAAGCAACCAAAGTGCTGATTGATACCACGTTTCTTGGTACTCAAGCGCAAACCGATGTGACTCCATCGGGTATTCTGAATGGTGTAACAGCAATTGAACCTTCTGGCACTACGGCAGCAGCAATTGAAGCCGATTTGTTAAAACTTATCACGACATTTGTTGCCGCAAACCTTACCACTGACAATGCGTATTTCTTAATGAGTGAAACGCGTGCAATGCAATACGCTTTGCTTCGTGATGCTCTTGGAAATACATATTTCAACGGCATGAGCTTTGCAGGTGCAGCGCGTTCGCTTCTGGGTATTCCAGTTATCACGTCACAATCCATTGGCGACAAGATCATTCTTGTAAAAATGAGCGAATTGCTTGTTGCTCAGGACGGTGGTGTTGATGTGGCGTACAGCGATCAAGCAACGCTTGTTGATGGATCTACAACCCATAACCTATGGCAAGAAAACAAATTTGCCATTCGTGGAGAGAAGTTCATCACTTGGGCGAAACGTCGCGCCATTGCAGCGGCATACATTGATTACACGCCTTAATCGGTATATCGATCCAAAACAGCTCCTTAATTGGGGCTGTTTTCATATCTGAACGATGAAAACTCACTGTTGAGCTATGGGAACAGCTATGAAAATTGAATATTTACAGGTTATGCACGATGCCGAAGTAGGCGAAGTGAAAGAAGTCGAAGATTTTGCGGCAAATATCCTCATTAAAACAGGTGTTGCAAAGCCTTATGAAGAACCAAAAAAGGCTGCAAATCGCACCAAAAAAGACGTAAAAACTGAAGAATAAGGCGGTAAAAATGGGCATTTATGACTGGTTGAGAGGTAAAAAGAGCTATCAAAGTGTCCATAATTCGGGGCAAAGTTGGAATAGCATATTTGTGGCAGAGCCATACTCTGGTGCATGGCAAGAAAACAAGGAAATTACCCGCGAAGATATGACTGCATTTTATGCGGTATTTGCTTGTGTAAGCCTTATCTCTAAAGACATTGGCAAGATGCCTGTTCTGTTAAAAAAGAAGCAGCAAGGTGTCTTAGTTGATGCTTTAACCCCAAAAGAATTACAGCGCGTACTTCAAAAACCGAATAATTACCAAAACTGGCAACAATTTAATGAACAATGGACGCAGAGCCTTTTGCTTAGGGGCAACACCTACGTTTTTAAAATGCGCGATGTGTTTGGCGAGTTATACCGATTGGTGGTTTTAAACCCTGATTTAGTAACTGTACTTGTTGATGACCAAGCGAATGTGTTTTATCAGCTTACAAACGACCGATTAACACAGGCTGACAATGTAATTGTTCCCGCATCTGAAATCATCCATGACCGCATTAATGCGCTCTATCATCCGCTTGTGGGATTAACACCAATCATGGCGTGTAGTCTGGCATCTGAGCAGGGTATTTCGATTCTCAGAAACTCTAAAAACTTTTTTGCCAACGGATCTAAACCAGGTGGTGTTATTGAGGTGCCTGGACCATTAGATGCAACAAAAGCCCAAGAGGTGAAAACCAAATGGGATGCAAATTATAGTGGTGCCAATGTGGGTAAAACTGGTCTTTTATCGGATGGAGCAAAATACGTAAACATTTCAATGTCAGCGATAGACAGCCAATTAATTGAACAACTTGGGATGTCTGCTCGTATTGTTTGTACGGCATTTAATGTGCCACCATTTAAAATTGGTGTGACTGATGTTCAGGGTGCAACTAAGGTTTCTGATCTGAATGAAATCTATTATTCAGATTGTCTTCAATCCTATATAGAAGCGCGTGAAAATCTTTTAGATGAGGGATTGGATTTACCGTCTTATGGTGTTGCGGCTTTCCTTGATCTTGATGTTCTAATTCGTATGGATTCATCTAGTAAAATTGCATACTTCAAGGATGGCATCAGTGCAGGCATCTTTGCCCCCAATGAGGCGCGCCAGAAGTTGGGTTATTTACCTGGTAAAGGTGGCGAATCCCCTTATTTACAACAGCAAAACTACAATTTGGAAGCACTTGCTAAGCGTGATGCTAAAGAAGATCCATTTGGTAAATCTGAATCAACCACTCAGTCTGATAATCCTCTTAAATCGCTCTATAAGGGCGTATTCAAAGACGATGTGCAGTACCAAAAAGGACAATTCATTACCAAGAATGGCGCACTCTGGCATGTTGAAAACGATCATTTTGGTGAATTTGACCATAAAAACTTTAAGTTATGTGCTAAGGAGTGGACAGAATGAGCTTAGTCACACTCGAAGAAGTAAAACAGCATCTTCGCTACGATGATGACTCCAACGATACGAACATAGAAATCTACATAAAGGCCGCTGAATCAGCGGTTTTTCGTTATACGGATGAAGTTCATCATGCACAACCGCCTGAAGAATTTAAATTGGCTGTTCTGGTCTACGTTGGTTTCTATGACAAGTACCGCAATGCCGAGTCTGATGCACCAGTGAATGGAAATTACATGCCGCAACCTGTTCAGGCGTTGCTATTCCCTTATAGAACACCTACAGCAATCTAGGAGGGTGATATGGGACAAGGCGCAGGTGAATTAAGACACAGAGTTGTTATTCAGAAGTATCAGCAAGGTGGACGGGATGATGATGGATTTGAAATTGAAGGTGGTTGGATTGAATACGCAAAGTTATGGGCCAAAGTCACGCCACTATCAGCCAAAGATTTAATTGCGGCTCAAGCGGATCAATCCGAAGGCACAGCAAGAATGAAAATTCGTTATCGCACTGATATTGATACTGAAATGCAGGTGATTTGGAAAAATCGAGTCTTTTCAATCAAGAGTCAGGCGTTAGATGACAATGAAGACTCATATACATATTGCACTTTCTTGTTAGGGCAGGGTGTAGAAAAACCGAAGTGAGGTATTTATGGCGGGAGTGGAGGTTAAATTTGACGGGATAGACGAATTATCTAGGCGAATGAAGCTGATAGCTGATTCCAAAACAGCAAAGCGAATAGCGCGTAAAGCCGCTCGGCAGGCCATGAATATTGTTCGTGATGCTGCTAGGCAAAATGCAAAAATGCTAGATGACCCAAAAACATCAGAAAAAATCTGGAAGAATATTTCAACTCAGGCTGGAAAAAGTAGAGATCGGAATGCGGTAGTAATGC